CGAGGAGTTCGAGTAGTCCCAGCAGACATTGTTGAGGGTGTTGAACTCGAGGTTGATGCGGACCTCGTGGTACTGGAGGGCGATCAACGGCAGAGCAAGACCTGGGTTGCGGCAGAACCAGAACTGGAGCGGGATGTACAGGGTGTACATCGGGGCGCACGAGGTGATGACCTCCGAAGTGAGGGGCTCACCGCCATAGCAGTCGTTGTCGCAAGTCGATCCACCCTGGTACAGGAGGTTCGTAAGCTCTGGGACATTGCCGACCATCTTGGCATAACCGGCCTGCTTGCCAGCCTCCTGGGTGAGCTCGTTCCAAATGTGAAGCCAGTCACCGTACTGCTTGTCAATGCGCTGACCACCGATCTCAATCTCAACATAATCGATGATGTTGTGACCGATCCAGTTGAGCCAACGGAACTGAGCGCCAGAACCGTCCGTCGACTGGAGCTGCACCTGAGGCAGGGTAGCCTGGAGGTACATGCGGTGGATCAAATCACCGTTGCGCTGGATGGTGCAGGTGACCTTCTTGCCGAAGTTCGGGGCGCCGTTAAACGGGTTCTCGATGGACTCCATGGCGAAGTTGGTGTGGCGGCGGTACACCACCTTGAAGAAAGTGATCTGCGGGTTGCCAGTCAGGTAAACGTCCTGGGCGCCGTAAGCGACAAGTTGCATGAGCCCACCTCCGGTCATCTTTTTTTTATACTTATACAATACAAAATAATTTTGGGAAAACACACTTTTTAAAAATTTGGCCGGGGTGTTTCAGTTTTAACGATTTTCCATTTTATTAAGTAAACATGATAATACTATATATATATATAAGAAAATCAACAATATAAAATTGATCCATTTGAATGATAACAAATAGAATCATAATGGCAGAAGAAAAACCAAAGTATATACGTAAAAAATGCGAACATGGTAAATATTCATTTCAATGTAAAGAATGTAAGGGTTCTTGTATATGTATTCATGGAAAGCACACATACATATGTAAAGATTGTGATGGAAAAGGTATATGTGAACATAATCGAATTAAACAACAATGTAAAGAATGTAGCGGCGTATCCATATGTATCCATGATAAACGCAGAAGTCGTTGTGCAGAATGTAAAGGTGGAAGTGTCTGCCCCCATCAAAAAATAAAAAGTAGATGTGCTGAATGCAGTGGTTCTGAAATGTGCCCTCATCGGCGGCGAAAAGAAATCTGTGTAGAATGTATTGGATCTCAAATATGCCCCCACCAACTACGAAAAGGCCGTTGTTCTGAATGTGGTGGTTCTGAAATATGTATTCATGGTAATAATAAACATAATTGTATAACATGTCATGGAAAAAATGTATGCGAACACAGCAAACTACGATACCAATGTATAGACTGTCATGGGAACCGAACTTGTATGCATGATAAGCGAACATCTGCATGTATCACCTGTACCCCCTCCAGCGCCTGTCAGCACTGCAAAGCCATTTCTATTAATGGATCCCAATGGAAACCCTACTGTTTTCGGTGCTACTGTGTATTACATCCAGATGCAATAATCCCTCGAAAATATAAATTAAAAGAGCACCATGTTGTTGACTATCTTAAAAAACACTTTCAAGATACATTTACCATGCGATTTGATAAAATCATAGAAGGGGGGTGTTCGCGACGCCGACCCGATGTCTTCATTGATTTTGGATCGCATTGTCTTGTGATTGAAATTGATGAGAATCGGCATGTAAATTACACATGTGAAGAGAAACGCATGATAGAATTATATGAGGATATTGGATTTCGAAAGATTGTCTTTCTTCGAATGAATCCCGATCAATACAAAGAGGGAAATCGTAAGCATCCTTCGCCTTTTCGTTATACTCGTGCAGGAATCCTCCATCTAGAAGAAACTGAATTTGATCGGCGTATGCAGCATGTTGTTGAGCGCACCCGTGTTTATCAACAGGAACCCTCTGAACCCATTACCATTGAATATCTGTTTTATGGATCATAAACTCATACCGTACGCATTTTTCACAGAATTCAAACGCAGTTCACACTCAATCATCCATTGATAACAGGAGGGGTTTAAAACCATCTCACACATACCGTATAAGTACACTTGATGAGTGACAGTGCGTTTTTCAAAGTAAAGAGCTCAAAGCGAAGTAACCCAGAAGCTCGTACCACGCTCGATGCCATTCATAATCAGAAAGTTCAAACCATGTTAGAAGAAAAAGATAACATTGCAAAATACAAAGAGGATCTAGCACGGATTCAAAAGAAGATTAAAGAGGCCACTACCGATATGGAAAGTTGGAGATGGGAGCGCGATGCAGAAGTATTAGAGAAGCGCATCCAGTCCATTGAAAATGGGACAGAGGTGATGGATTATTATCTTCGAACAGGTGATATTCTGTATAATTATTATGATATCCAGGATCAAATCCAGCAGGGTACCGCAACATTTACTTCGAACAAGGCTAAACCTGGATCCATTTTAGCCATTTTGGAGGAAGTCGCTCAAGAGAAAACACTTGATAGTAGACTTGATTCTTTTCAGCTGGATTCCAGTAGCGATGGTTCAGAGCCCGCCCCTTCCAATGAAAAAAAGAGCTTTCAGCGTCACCAGCTTCTGAATGAATATTTGCATTTGGAGGATCCTGCCATGGGTCGAAACAACCAGGATGAATATGACGATCCTTGGACGCTATGCGAGCGTTGCGGAAATGAAATGAATATGTGTTTAAATGAGGCCAATCTCACCTGCGCTAAATGCGGACACCAGGAATTCATTTTGGTCGACAGTGACAAGCCATCCTATAAGGATCCCCCTCGCGAGATTTGTTATTATGCTTATAAAAAAATTAATCATTTTAATGAATGGCTCGCCCAATTCCAAGCTAAGGAAAGTACTGAAATTCCCGCCGATATTTATGATGAGATCTTGATTCAACTCAAGAAAGAGCGCATCACCAACATGGGATCTCTCAAGCCCACGAAGCTGCGTGAAATTCTTCGTAAAATGAAATGCTCGAAATATTATGAACATATTCCTCACATTATTAATCGGCTGAATGGACAAAATGCGCCGTTCATGTCGCGCGAAGACGAGGAGAAACTGCGACATATGTTTCGGGAAATTCAGCCATCGTTTAAGAAGCATTGCCCGAAGGGCCGTCGCAACTTTTTGTCGTATGGGTATGTACTTTATAAGTTTTGCGAATTACTGGAGATGGATGAGTATCTGGCCTGCTTTCCTCTGCTCAAAAATCGTGATAAGTTGTATTTGCAGGACAAGACATGGGAGCAGATCTGTTCTGATATGAAATGGCACTATATAAGAACTTGCTAAACGGTACAAATATGAGTTATGAGCGTCGTGATAATACAAATCTCGACTAAAATGTAGAAATTTGTATTAATTTGAAAATGCGTATTAGAAAAAAATAGGGCTTACAAAATAATTCCCTCCTACAACAAATGGCAACGGTGGCATCTGAATTTATGTACCATTTGGTGGTGAATAACATTGCACCGATTATGGCCTCGAGTCTAACAGGTGTATACACCTCTTATTTTTCAGGAGGAAACCGGCCCACCCCGACGCTGGTTCGATCCGATACCGATGATGAGCGCGAACTCGATCAGTTACAAATGGATCGCATGCTAAAATGGATGGGGCTCATTTTTGAGGATTCTTTTGAAATGATTGAGACTCATCAATGTGGCTCTGGAAAGACTTGTCCGCATAGTATTCCATGTCCTACCGCAACAATAACTCCGCAAACAGACGATACACATAAAGCGTACAAGAAAGAACTCTATAGCATTTACATGACAATTGGATCAGATTACAAACAGTATCAGCACTGGAAACAATATAATGCAAATGTGTGGATTTTTTCATCGTATCGCAATAAAAATACGAAGGCGCTCGCGAAAAAGATTTTGGCGGATGTCCGTCTGTTTCACGAGGGTCTTAAAATGTTTTCGATGTTTGAGAAATTATAATCAGCCATAAAATTGATATCATTCTCTACAGAATATAATTTGTATCATGAAGTCTCATCTTCGTTATTTGAAGGATCAGATGCTCCATATGACACATCGACCAACTCTCTTTGAATACTACGCAGCCATCCATTTAACCAAACAGCACAACCGTCCCTTTTATGTCTATCAGGATCTTCCTCTGAGCCATAAACGAAATGCTGGGTTCCCTTTGACGGATAAAGGAATTGATGTCATCGATGAATGTTTTCAGCACATCGTTCAAGTGAAATATTATGGACCTCATAAGAAAATTCATTATGGTCAGCTGGCGACTTTTCTGGCGACTCCGTTACTTGTTGGGCGTCGTGATTTATCGTTGACTCTGGTGCGAACG